GGGCGATACATCACAGACCACCCGCGACATCATCCAGCACAAGCTCCTAGGCGGGCTATGGGATACGCCGGAGTTTGGCTCAGGCTTAATCCCGCGTGACTACCTCGGCAAGCCTACGCCCTCGCGCGGCATCGCTAATGCCTATGAGGAGATCACCGTCGAGCACGTCTCTGGCGGCACCTCACGGCTTGCCATGCGCAGCTACGACCAGGGCCGGCGGATCTTCCAGGGCGTCGAGCTTGACGTCGTGTGGCTTGACGAGGAAGTGCCGCAGGACGTCTACGAGGAGGCGCTGGTGCGCACGATGACCACGCAGGGCGTGGTGTACATGACTTTCACTCCGCTGCAGGGGCTCACGCCGCTGGTGGTGGACTTCCTTGAGACACGATCCGAGCAGGAGCCGGCATGACGGACATCACGATTAGCCTGGATGACACGACCACCGAGCGGGATGCGGCCACCCTTGCCGCGCTCATGGAGCTATCGGGCGTGATCGCGATGATCTCGATGGATCTGGGCGTTGAGCTGCCAACGACCGGCGAGGACGTTGAGGACCTTGCCGGCTATGTCGACGGCCTCACCCTGGCGCTCAGCCATATCCATGCCCAGCTCACCGATGACCCGATGGAGTGGGTGGAGCATTGAGCGATCAGGAGTTGATCCCCGGCGAGCGCAGCGCCTCGGCGTCGATTCGCCAGCAACTGCTGGAGACACTCAAGGCCCGTGGCGTCGAGGGCGGGACGATCCCGCTATCACTGGCGCAGCGCATTGACCGCAGCGCCTACCCGGGCAAGCGCCTGGATTTGGATGGCATCGAGCTATGGGTGCGCGCATGACTGAGCGTTATCGCGTCACCGAGGTGCTTGATGAGTGGGAGCGCGACCCGGTCTCCCGTCGTCGCCGCCCGGCGATTGAGGCGATTCGTGAGCGCTATGAGGGCATTCCGGGATGAGCCGCTACGTCGTGCAGGCTGGTTGGGATCATGTCCCGCATCTGACTGAGCAGGACATCGAGGATCTGTCGAAAAGCATCGCCCCCCACCAGCGCGAGGCGCGCATGAATGGCACGCCGTCCCTGGGAAGCGGTGCGATATTCCCGGTGCCCGAGCAGGACATCGTGGTCGAGCCGTTTCAGATCCCGGCCTGGTATCCGCGCGCGTATGGCTTTGACGTCGGCTGGAACCGCACGGCGGCGGTCTGGGGCGCGCACGATCGCGACACCGACACGATCTATCTCTACTCCGAGCACTACCGCGGGCAGGCCGAGGTGCCGATCCATGCCAAAGCGATCCGCATGCGCGGCGACTGGATTCCCGGGATCATCGACACCGCCGCACGCGGTCGCAGCCAGGCCGATGGGCGCAGCCTATGGAGCTTGTACGACGAGGAAGGGCTGATCCTGCACAAGGCGAACAAGGGCGTCGAGTCGGGCCTGATGGAAATGCTCGACCGGCTCTCCACGGGGCGGCTCAAAGTGTTCAGCACGCTGCAGCACTGGCTGGCTGAGTACCGGCTTTATCGGCGCGACGAGAAAGGGCGCGTCGTCAAGGAAAACGACCACTGCCTTCACCCTGACACTATGGTTATTACGCGGCAGGGTAAAAAGCGTATCGCCGATATGGCTGGGACTACCGGAGAGATTTTGACGGTCGGAGGTTTCTGGGCGAATTACGAAAACTGCCGTATGACGGCTCGCAATCAGAGTGTTTTGAAAGTTGAGTTTGAAGATGGCGGCTCAGTTATTTGCACCCCTGATCACCGTTTTTTGACTCCTCAAGGATGGATTGAAGCGCGCGCGATGACAGGCATTGAATGCTATAATGCGGTAACGCAAAGCATCCAAAGGAGTCAGGCGTGCGAGTCACCGTTATTTCCGACACGATTCAAGAATTTTGCGGTCAACGTTATTACCTCTGCGGCCCGTACTTTCAAAGAGATGGCATTAGACTTCATCGGCTTGTCTGGGAAGAGTCCAACGCAAACAAAGTTCCCGATGGGTGGCATGTTCACCATAAAGACCACGACAAGCACAACAACCAGCCAGAGAATTTGGAATTGGTGGCAGCCTCTGAGCACATACGACACCATCAAGATGGGCACGACAGGGGGATTCCTAGTAGCGCCGTTGAGGCTGCAAGGGTATGGCACGGAAGCGATGCTGGTCGCAAATGGCACCAAGAGCACTACGAACGCAACAAAGAAAAACTTCACGTCAAGCGTAGATTTTCCTGCAAGCAATGCGGGAAAAAATTCACAGCGTTTGATCGTGGGGTCAATCGTTTTTGCTCAAACAAATGCAAAACGCGTTGGCGCAAAGAATCTGGGATTGATGACGAAACTCGCCAATGCGTTGAATGTGGCGGGGCGTTTGTTGCCAACCAATACACCAAGAAGCAAACGTGCAGCAGAAAATGCCAAGGTGCGCTGTCTGGGCGTAAGCGACGCAGGGGAAAGTGACGTTTATTGTTTGACCGTCCCTGAGACAGCTGCGTTTGCCGTGGAAAGCGGAGTAGTGGTGCATAACTGCATGGATGCCACCCGCTACTTGTGCATGGGCATCCATCACGCCGAAGCGAAGCCTCGAGGCGACTACACACCGTCCGTCGCGGGCGATCCGACAGCAGGATACTGAGGACACTATGGCCGAGTACGACACCGAGGAAGCGGAGATCCAGCGTCAAGAGGACCTGCAGGTGCTGGGCTCAAAGCTCCATCAGCTCGCGCATGATCAGGTCGCTGCCCGTCAGCAGATCGAAACGCGCTGGCTCTCGGATCTTCGCCAGTATCACGGCGAGTACACGCCCGCCGAGCTGGAGCGCATGCAGGGCCGCTCGTCGGTGTACGTCAACATCACCCGCAACAAGACCCGGGCGGCCATCAGCCGGCTCTCGGATATGCTCCTGCCGAACGATGATCGCAACTATGGGCTAAAGCCCACGCCGATCCCGGCGACCTCGGCGCTGGTGCCCGATGAGCAAAAGCGCGTGGAAAAGGACAAGGTCGGAGAAGCCGCTCGGCTGATGGAAGAACAGATCGCCGATGACTTCGAGGAAGCGCAGTACTACGCGCACAGCCGCGACATCATCGAGGACGCCTGCATCCTTGGCGTTGGCATTCTCAAAGGCCCGACCATCGTCAATCGCACCCGTCATGCCTGGTCGACTGACCCGATGACCGGCCAGTCGGCGCTCGAGATCCAGCAGGAGTACCGGCCGTCGGTCGAGCGCGTTGACCCGTGGGACTTCTTTCCCGATATGTCCGCTCAGTCGATGGACGAGGCGGAGTTCGTGTTCGAGCGCAAACTGATCAACCGCAAGCAACTCCGCGAGCTCGCTGACCTGCCGGGCGTGATGACCGATCAGCTGCGCAACGCGATGGAAGATGAGGACGGGCAGGGGCATATTGCCAATGACCGCCGCGACGAGCTCCGCGAGATCACGGGCGTGGACACCGTGTCCACCGCTACGCGCTGGGAGCTCTGGGAGTACTGGGGCCCGCTCGATAAAGACGAGCTGCGCGCCGCCGGGGTCGAGGTCGAGGATGACCCGCTCGTGGAGTACACCGGATCGGTGCTGATGGTCGGCAATCATGTTGTTAAGGCGTCGCTTAACCCGCTCGACACCGGCGATATCCCTTACTCGGCGTTCAACTGGGAGGTCGATGGGTCGTCGATCTTTGGCTTCGGCGTGCCGTATCTCATGCGCCAGCCGCAGAAGGTGGTCAACGCCGCCTGGCGGATGATGATGGATAACGCTGCGGTCAGCGCCGGCCCGCAGGTGGTGGTCAACAAGCGTGCCGTCACCCCCGAGGATGGGGACTGGACCGTAAAGCGGATGAAGACCTGGCTCGCCACCGGGGATCTGCCCGTCGATCAGGCATTCGGCGTCTACACCATCCCCTCCAACCAGGGCGATCTCTCGAGCATTTTCCAGCTCGCCCAGCAGCTCGCCGACACCGAGACCAACCTGCCCATCCTGTTGCAGGGCGAAGGGCAGCGGGGCGGTCCGGGGGCGAGTACGGCGACGGGCATGCAGATGCTCATGAACAACTCCAACATCGTGCTGCGCAGCGCGGTGAAGAACTGGGATGATGGCGTCACCGTGCCGACCGTCCGGCGGTTCTACGACTTTCATATGGCCTACACGGATCGCCCTGAGATCAAGGGCGACTTCGACATCATTCCGAAGGGCACGAGCGTGTTGATTGCCCGCGAGGAGCAGCAGGAAAAGCTGATGATGCTCGCCCAGCTTGCGGGCTCGAATCCTGAGTTCGCGAAGATGACCGACTGGCAGGCGCTCTACAAAGAGATCCTGCGCACGCTGCAGGTGTCGACCGATACGGTCACGCATGACGACGAAGAACTCGAGGAAATGCAGGAGCAGCAAGGCCCCGACGCTGAGACACAGCTCAAAATGCAAGAGCTCAAGATTAAGCAGGCCGAGCAGGAGCGCAAGCAGCAGGAGGCTGAGTTGGATGCCACCCGTGCCGCGGAGGAAATGAAACTCAAGCGCCAGCAGCAGCAGTTTGAGCAGCAGTATAGGTCCGCCGAGCTACAGACCCAGCAAGAAAAAGCACGGTTAGAGATTGCGCTTAAAGAAGGGCTCACCCTCGCACAGCTTGAGCAAAAGGCCGGGCTTGAGTCGCAGAAGCTAGAAATGGAAATGCGCAAGACGGCGGCCGAGCTGGAGGCTGAGCGCGAACAGGCGGCTGCCAAGTATCAAACCGAGCGCGATAAGGCCGCCGCCGAGCTTGCCGATAAGCGGGCCGAGCGCGCGGCACGAGAGCGAAATCAACGTATGGGGTTTGATAGCTACGGATGAGTATGCACCACATCGACCGTAATTCCTCGACCTGGCAGGCCGTCGTCGACTGGGCAACCGATCAGCGCGAGGGCGCGATCGAGCGGCTCATTGGCGGGGCTAACACAGAACAGGATGAGCGCATTCGCGGCAAGATCCAGGCGCTCAATGAGCTCCTCGACCTTCCCGACGAGCGATGATTGAGTCGCCCTGCGTTGGCGTTTGCACGCTTGATCAAAACGACA